ATTGTTTCGACTTCAGGTAATGCACGTTCTATCGCCCAATCTTCTGGGAGAATACGTTGTTGTAAGATAAGCATCACTGTATCATGATTCATTAATTTTTGAGTTGCGTCCTCTTCATCATTTTCACATTTGAGTACAAAATCTAGATAATGTTCTTGTGTTGTATATTTGAATTCCTTTGTCATATTATAATGGTTATATGTTTTTTTATGAAAGTTGTTTCGCCTTTAGATCGGCTTTTACTTTTGCGTTATACTCTGACCATTTTTGTTTACTCCATGATGAAGATCCGTTAAGTGGATTGTTTGGATTATAGAAAGAAACTCTATGAGAAATTTGTTTTTCTTCCTTTAATGCAGGATCTCCGTGTTTCGCAATGAATTTTGCTTTATCTTCCTTTGAACGTTTAATTAGTTTTTCAACGAGTGTAAGTTCTCGTTTAGATGGGTTACGTTCTTCCCACTCTGATTTACGAATGATTCTTTTGAATTGTGAATAAATTACGTCTTGTTTTTCATAATCTGTTAATCCGCCTCTTGATGATTTTGCCATAGTTGTTTGTTTTTGTTTGTTATTGTTTTAATTATTATAATATAAATATAATACTTTTTTGTGGAATAAAAAAATATATTGATACTTATTTTTCATTTATTTTTGAAAGTTATTAACATTTTTGCATTCGTGTGTTAAGTTTAGGTTTTATTGAATTTATTAGTTCTGCTTCTTTCTGAAATGCGTTTTTCTTTCCTCTAACTAATGTTAAAATTTCACGATCAAAAGATTCTTTACCATATTTTCTGATTGATTCACTAATAGGATAATCTGCGAGTAATACAGCGGCTTTGTATATGTGACGAATCCACCTCGAACGAAGTGATTTTAAGTAAGCTCTACCCGATACCACAGTAACTCCAATATATTTTTCACCAGTTACGGTGTTTGTTAATTGGTATATTAAATGATTTCGGTCTTTTCGCTTTTTCCTCGTGCTCATAGTTTGTTTATTAGTGTTTTAATTATTATAATATAAATATAAAACATTTTGGTGGCAAAAAAAAACTTTTAGACACTTATTTTTCAAAACTTATTAACAATTGATTATAAACAGCAAAAGTCACTACATTTAGTAGAGACTTTATATCATTTGATCGGGATACCAATCATTATCTTCATCGTATGGATCAAACATTAGAAGTCGCTAAGATTTTGTTCATCAACAGCTTCTTGTATAACATCAATATCATCTTCTATTTTGAAAGACACATTTGCTTGCCATCTTTTAATTTCTTCACCATCCTTGAAAAGTATAATAGTAGGAACTACAACGATCTTATGATTTGTTTGCATTTTCTTATAAGCAACAATATCAACTTTAACTACATTACATTCTTCAAGATCTCCTATCCATGACACTGAGTTTGCATCATTCCATCCTGCATTAAAGTGTGCAACAGTAACTCCATCACCAATATCAATTGTTTGTGAGTATAGTGAAGTTCCTGTATAAAGGAATATCGTTAGAACTAATAAGTTTAAGTATTTCATATTGTTATCTAAGTTTATCTAACTTTTCTTCAATCCTCTTAATATCTTCCTTTATTTCCTTTACATCTTCTTGAGTAGTAAGTATAGTGTTTCTAATCATTTGATCTTTCATATCAAATTCCATCCGTGTTACTTCAGGGGCAGGTATCTCTATTACAGGTAAGTTTCTAGCTTCTTCTATATCAGCCTGTAATATAAACCACATCGATATGACGGTAGCCATAGCAGTTCCAATTGCTAATAAAGTTTTAATACTTACTTGAAATGCTGTATTTTCATTCAATTCCTTCGAGGCCATAATTATTGTTTCGAATTTTTTCTTTTATTATCTATCCTTACAGTATAATGTAATTTATTCCTACTGAAAAGTTGTGCCAGCTTCTATTCCAGTATTTATTATATTTACCTTCTAGAAATACACCTAAGTGCTTGTTAAATTTATATCCGAATATCAAACCACCTGAATAATCTAACCATTGTCCTTCATTAAATGCATGGTAAGAAAATTCATCTCCAGAATTATAATGATAAGGCATTAAATTACCCCATGAATGCAACCAAAAATCTTTTGTGTAATGATAGTAATCAAATCCTATAACTAACGAATGATTCCATTGTGCAGGTATTTCGCTTCGTTTTCTTTCGGTATAGTCAGATAATACATTTGGTATAACAACTGCTTCCCATACCTCAGTATTCTCAGCAATTAAATTTCCTGATGGATTGTAATATCCAACTCCTCCACTCCCGTCAAAGTCCATAGAATATCCTTCTTGAATTGCCAAATTGGTATAATGTAAATTACCATTAGATAATAACCATTCTTCTAAAGGATCGTATCCATAAGGTTCTGATACCCTTTGAACTGCTCCTATATTTAATGATAGCTTTCTACCAATTTTATACCTATATCTTTGAGAAGCTTCTGTGTATTTAATATCAGCAAAGCCATCTTGAAGATACTCCATTTTAATAATCCAATCATCAGCAACATATCGTAAGAAATGATGTTGATCTAAATAATTAATCCCTTGTATTCTTCGATAATCTGCTTCGAATAAAAATTCAAATCCACTTATTTTTCCAATAGTAGCAGCATCGCTAAATGAATTTTCAGTTCCGTTATAAAAAGTGTTTGCTCTATTCTCATAACCTAACCTTGCGATCTTTCTTACACCTAATGTAAGAGAATAATCAAATGGTGTTTTAACAACATTAGTTTCTAAACCATTTGTAACTGAATACACATCTACGTCTGATAATGAATTTGCTCCGTTAAAGGCTCCATAGAAAGTTGAATACTTAAAGGTCTTCTTTAAGGTTTTTCTAAATTCGTTTTGTTTTTCTTCCTGTCCAAATGATATTAATGGAATAAGAAGAAATAGTATTAAAAGTTTTTTCATTGTTTAATAATTCTTTTGTTAAGTAACATTTTATTATATGTAATTGTTAAGTTGTAAACTCCGTTAGAGAACTCTGCTATATTTATTCGTTTATCTGTGCCTTCATAAACTAAAGCACCAGTCATATTATAGATCTTGATTTCTATATCTAAATGAGTGTCTATATTTAATATCGATGTAGTAGGATTCGGATAAACTATAATGGTATTTGAATTGATTTCATCTATAGCAGTTGGCCAGCCTAATTGACAATAGTTATACATTGATTGGCAACTAGCATCCCAATTGTTTGTACAACAATAATCATCAACATCGATTACCCATGCATAACATCCATCGTTTAACCAATATGGAATTCCTGGTCCACCATAACAACCAGCATTATATAAACATGATAATGAATCTGATACATTAGCAGATGAATTATAATTGTATGCTGCAACGTCGGTACATCCACTAACGATTTCTATACATGAATTATCGTCATAACATGCATTTGAGTTATAATTTAATGCATATATATCTGTACATCCAGATATGTAGCAGCAACTGTTATCTAACGTATTTGCTAATGGATCAAAGTTAAATGCTGTATTATCTGAGCATCCGTATACGAAAGGTACACATGTTGAATTATCTGTATTAGCAATTGGATCGTAATTAAACGAAGTTGAATCGGTACATCCATATATAAAAGGAATACAATTACCTGAGGATGTGTTTGCCGTTGCATTATAATTCCACATGGTAATATCCATACAACCAATAATTACTGGAACGCATGTATTATCGTCGGTATTAGCATTAACATCATAATTAAAAGCAGCAGGATCTGTACATCCTAAAATGATAGCTATACATGTATTATCATCTGTATTTGCTAAAGGATTGTAATTGAATTGAGTTGAATCTGTACATCCATAAATGTAAGGTATACATGTATTATCATCATCTGTTGCAATTGGATCAAAGTTAATAGATAACGGATCTGTACAACCAAGTATTTCAAGATCATCACAAATTCCATCTCCATCAATGTCACTTAAACAAGAACCTAAACAATCATAGTATTGTATTGGATATGTACAACCGCCATTATCTACATTTGCGATAACATCGTAATTACAAGCTATAATATCTGTACATCCTAGATATATGCAACTTCCGTCGCTAGTATTCGCAGAAGAATTATAGTTATATGCAGTTGAATCCATGCATCCATTAACAAGTGCAATGCATGATAGATCATCGAGAGTAGCCAATGAATCATAATTAAATGCTAAAGGATTTGTACAACCTAATATAATAGGCATACATGATAAGTCATCGGTATTTGCTAACGGGTTATAATTAAGAGATGTCGAATCCATACATCCTAAAACAATAGGAATACAAAAGTTTCCACAATCAGGAGTACCTGAATATCTATATGGGAATTGAAATAAAGGATCTGTCCATGGATTTGTTCCACCTTCAATTAACGTATCTCCATCTGGGCTAACGAATTTGAATCCACATTGTTCGGCAGTTGAAGCTGAATTACCTTGAGTAAAGAATAAAACTTCTACTGGATATTCAGAACTTAATGAAAGTGTAATTGTTTTTTCAAAGGCATCTATAGGATCCATAGTAAAAGGACCATATGAACTACCGTTTTGAACAACTCCAATCCAAGATCCGAACCATCCATCGCCAGCACCATCAGTTAATATAAATTCGTAATCACAGTTAAGAACGTTTGCCATAGTATTAGATGATGGATCGTAATTTATCGAGTTAATTTCTGTACATCCTAATACAATAA